CGTCGGCAGCGTCAGTTGTGTATAAGAGACAGGTTCTCGCCATCCCATTTATTGGTTGCCACATTGTTATTCGACGCGCCGCCTGCTGCACCGCCACCGCCGCCGCCGTTGCCACCCGTTCCGCCTCTGCCACGATACTGAGTAGTGGCCGGAGCATCCGCGTCCGCGCCCGCACCGCCGTCACCGCCAGTGCCGTATCCATCTCCGCCATTATAAGCTGCGGAGCCTGAGTCGCCGTCTTTCCCGTTGTGGCCTGCTGCTGCACCGCCGCCATAGCCGCCAATGCCTACTACGGTCATTTTGCTGCTTTCGTATCTCGCGGTTTCTCCCTGTGCGCCGGGTGTGTATGTAACGCCATTATATATGACGCTTTCTCCCGCGCCGTCTTCTCCACTGCCGCTGCCGCCGTTCACACCGTCATCACCGGGCAGCCCGTATGCGACCCCGCTGAACATTTCGACAAATCCGGTCTCAGACGCACGGCCATTCGCGGTGGAGTATTCCCCAAAAGTGGTGTCTCTTCCAAACGAGCCTTCTTCCGATCCGTCCTCCGAATAAAAGCCGTAGACTCCGCCTCGCCCAATTTTTACCGCAAAGGTTTGTCCCGGAGTTACCGGGATCGTGGCAATGTAAATGCGGCCTCCGGAACCGCCCTTACCAGCCTTACCACCCGCACCAGGCTTACCGCCGTTTCCGTCGCTTTGGCTGTCATTGGTGCCGTCTGCGCCTTTTTCGCCGGATGCGCCGCCTTGACCGCCTGAGATGAGGACAAGGCGCACCCTGCCTTTTGCTTCTGCCGGGATTGTGACCGTCCCATCTTCGGTGATGATAAGGAGGTGCTCATAATAATTGCCAATTCCGGTGGGTGTGTACCCCTCCACAAATTCGGTTTGCGCTCTGAGCAAATTGGATATATTGATATCCATGGATTTTATAATGCCCGTCATGGGGTCTCCAAACGGGTCATCCATGCTTATTGGGTCGCCTGGGCGCTCTGTACCGACCACGAGATCATTGGAGACAGTGCGTGCTTTGCTGTAGTAAGCAAGTACGCGCTCGGCCACATTTTCGGAATTTGCCAGATTTACAAGCGTCGCGTCCGTAACAGTAGCGGTGTTGTCCTTGCTGGCCCCAGCCTCGCCGCGTAAAATTTCCCGTACAATGTGCGTATACTTTTGACCAGTGAGGAGGCAATCTGAGCTCTGTGCCAGTACGGCGTAGTTTACGCCGCTCTCTAAAATCTCCCCATTGTCGATTTGGAGATCGTGTATCGGGTTATCAAACGGCACAAGCACACCAGACACCTTGGCTCCATTCGGCGTAATAATATCTTCCGCCGCCGCTTCACCCGAGAACAACGTAACCGTTTCGTCTGATGCAAATGCTATATATGTGTGTTCCGCGACCGAAACCGCCGTGGACGGTGTGTTGTAATCAATGCTGCCGCCCGAAAACAAACGACTCTCTTCGATCTCTGCTGGGTCGCTGTCCGTGAGAGCTGTGATCCGTATCATTCCGTTCGCGTCTTTTTTCAGTGCGAGCCCCATCACAAACAAAAGCTGGTGGAGGTTTTCTCTCCGCGTCCCGATGGGCAGCCAGTTATAGACGGGGATGCTTTGATATGCCTCGTCTATGCTGTACTCTACCGTGCCGGAAATAATATCTGCGACTACATCGGACAGGGCTTGTCCCGTGTACATGCCGCCGTAATGCTGGGTATTATCCAGCAGACCGACCCCTGAAATGCAGGAGAGCTTATAATGGATTAGCCCCACCCGCATCACAGATGACAAGAAAAACTTACCGATCAGCACATCGTCATGGTAGTAATATACTGGCTCGCCATAGACATACTGTGTCAGATCATCCAGTCTGGGCCTGGCCACAAGGAAGTGCCCATTTGAATCACACAGGAGATACCCGTCCGAGTCCGTCAGCGGGAAAAACTGCGTGTCGAAGCTTTTGACCGTCACATCCAAGGTATCAATTGTGAGCTCATCTCCAGCAATGGAATTGCCGATGAAACAATGTCCCTCCTTGATATCCTTGGCTGTGAAGGTCCGGTCCCCATATATAATTTTATAGCTCATGGCGTCACCTGCGGGTTAACTGGGACAAAATTGACTTCTATTTCGTCCCAGTAATTTACGCCGTCCTGCACCGTTCGTATTTTTCTTTTGCCGGATGTATAATATGCTTCGTATATAATGGTGCTTTGCCCATCGGCGGCTTCAAGTGTTACAAAGTCGTCCACAGAGTGCTGCACCAGGTAATCCCATAGGGCATCGAACCCTTCTGCGTTGCTTGCGCTGAAAAAAGTGATTTTATGTCCAATATATGTACCGATGACATCCCTGACCATGCTCCCATTCTTTACTCGCCCTGCATTTTCTCCATCCAGCACGTTAAAGTTTTCTTCGTAGTCTGAGATCGCTACTTTGGCGTCGAAGGACTGACCATTGATTTTGATATAATTTGCGCTCATATGTATCACCTTCAAGCCTTGACTAATTTATATCCACGCCGCTTTGACTCGTCGTCCAGCTCGTAACTCAGGTATCGCGTTAACCCGGATGCGGGCTTTATAGTAATCGTGAGCTGGCCGCCGTAACCCCCACTGCCCGACTGCATTCCGCGAGCAACGGCAGCTTCAATTTCAGATGCGGGGGCCTCGATATTGGTCCCGCTCTTTTGATCACCCAGAATAGCCAAAAACTCCCGGTTGGGCGGAATGACGGCGCCACGGGCCAGAGCCGGAATGCTTTTTGTGCTAATAGCAGCAGACATTCTGGTTGAGGAAGAATTTATTGTTGGCGCAGAATTTTTTGCGTCTGTGAATTGGCCTGTTATCCAGCCGACTTTTTCTGACACCCAGTTTGTTACACTCGACCAAACGCTTTTAAGCCCGTTAAGCAAACCATTGAGTATGTCTTCCCCGAGGTTTGCCCAATAATCCAGCGTAAAGAATTTGGCTGGCCCAGCATCCCACCAGGATACAAAGCTGTCCCAGGCCCCAGAAATTGCATCCTGAATGAAATTCCAGTTTGGCGTGATTGCGAGAACAAGCCCGGCAGCTCCTACGGCGATCAGCCCAAGTCCTAGCGGTATACCGGCCCCGGTAAACAGCAAAACCACGCCAAGCACAAGCAAAGCGCCGCTAACTATTGCAGTCACCGCCCCGATGGGGCCTTGCATTGCCGTTTGAATTGTTTCCCAATTAACAACTGCCGTTGTTGCAAGTCCTACGGCCCCCACGATCAAAAGGCCAATCCCAAGAGGGAGGTTTGTGCCAGTAAAAACGAAAACCGCGCCAAGAACAAGAAGTGCTGCGCTGACAGCGGCGATAATAGCTCCAATAGGGCCTTGTAAAGCCGCCTGAACGGTTTCCCAGTTTAAGGCGGCGGCAGAAGCCAGCCCAACGGCTCCAGCTACCATAAGCCCGATGCCAAGAGGAAGATTTGCGCCAGAAAATATAAGAACCGCGCCAATCACCAGAAAAGCTGTTCCCACCAAAAGCAAAATGTCTGTGACTACCTGTTTAATACTTGTGGTCGCGCCATCCCAATTAAGCGCAATGGCCGCTGCAAGAGCCACGGCCCCAGCCACCAGTAACCCAATGCCAAGGGGGATATTGGCACCAGAAAATGTAAAGACAGCGCCCAGAACCAAAAGCGCACCACTTACGATTTCCAAAATGCCGGTAATGGTGTTTCTCACTTCGGCATCCATTGACCCCCAGTTTATGGCCGCCGCCGCTGCAAGAGCCGCGGCTCCAGCCGCAATAAGCCCGATGCCAAGAGGAAGATTTGCACCGGAAAACGCCAATACTGCACCAATTACCAAAGCTGCCGTGCCAAGAATTACAAGGACTCTTGTAATGGCCGCTTGCAAAGGACCATCAAGAGCGCCCCAGTTTTCAGCGAGCACAGAAACAAGTCCGATTGCTCCCGCCGCCATAAGCGCAAGGCCGAGGGGGACATTGACGCCAGAAAAGGCAAGAAGAGCGCCAAGTGCAAGTAGTGCACCAGAAACATACGCCGTCAGCTCGTCAATTTTCCGCTTGTATTCTTCTGTGTTAAAATCCTCAAAAATCGGGCTGATGCCCTTCGAAGCAGCCGCTCCAGCGCCTCTCCCTTGTTCGTTTTCAGACAGCTTATTGATGGTGTCAAAGCTGGCAAGCGACTTCTCCGCGTCTTTTGCCGCGTTCCCTACACCGTTCAGGGCTTCTGTTTCCTTATACAGTTCCTCCGCCGCCTTTGCCGCCTGCTCTTGCGTCATGCCAAACATAGCGGATACAACGCTCGATATGGCGGTGACGATTCGACTCAGAATATTTACAAATGTTGTGAAGGCTGGTATAATGACGTTGAAAAGCGGCTGAACCATCGTCAGTAAAGCGCCCTTGAGCCGTCCAACGGCTTCCGACGCTTCATCGTTTACTTTGATGACTTTCCCCATCCACTCTGTAAACGCAGTCACCGCCCGGAACGCAAAGCTGAACATAAGGCTCATTCCGATTGCCCGCCCGATGTTGTCAGCAAAACGAGACGCCTGTTTTCTGGCCTGATTCATCGAATTAGCCAGTTTTTTCCCACTAGCGCTTCCGGTAGCAAGCTGCGCCTGAATGGCTCCGGCCCGCTCTTTTGACAGGTTAAGCTCTAAGCTTGCCTTACTGATTGCGTTGTTGTAGCTTTCAACCTGACCTTGTACCTTGTTCCATTCGCTTTGAAGCAGACGCACCTGCTCCTTTTGCTCCTGGATTTCCGCTTTACCTACACCGCCGTAGCTTGTGCTTTGGAGAGAAGCCAACTTTGCCTTTGCGGCGTCAAGCTGCGCACCCAGTTCCTTTGACTGTTCCACCAAAGGCATTTTCTGCTGTTGCTTGACATAAATTTGGTCGTTGAGCGTTTGAATCTTCCGGTTAAGTCGGTTTAGTCCCTTTTGCGCTTTTTTATCATCAATTCTGGTGTCAATGATGATGGAACCATCTGCTGCCATAAAATCACCACCTTTGGAGGGAAATTGAAATGGGAAAACTGATGAAATGTAAGACTTGCGGGGCGGAAATCGCAAAGTCGGAAAAAGCCTGCCCCCGCTGCGGGGCGAAACAGCACCAGGGCGTCTATGTTGCCTGCGCGGTGGTAGCGGTGATCGCCGTCATTGGCTGTGTGGCCGTCGTGGCCGGTTCCATGGGCGGTAGAACGTCCAGCGCCCAGAACACTCAGGGCGACCACACAGCCAAAACCTTGACATTTTCCGGTGATGGCTTCGAGGCGGAGTACAAGGGCTGCTCCAGCTCCGACTTAGTGGATGGGTGCTTTTATGTCTCCCTCTCCGTGGACAACACAGGCGACGTAGAGCAAATGTACGTGCTCGATGATGTCTATGTGGAAAATTCTCATTGTTCCACAGGGACAGGCTTGCCCGTGACTGCTCTTTCAGGGAAAAGTGTGACTGGCTCCTTCATCGTGTTCTGTGAGACGCCGCTTGAAGATGTTGAAAAAGTGGAGTTCCGCCTTTCTGTCTTAAATAGCGAGACGCTGAACCAATTGACGGAAAGCGATGTGATTACGGTCTACCCAAATGGATGACCAAGGCCGCTCCTTTGGGGGCGGCTTTTTTATGTCCACGCCTTGATTAGTGCTTCCTCCGACTCTGTGTAGCAGACCTTTATGTCTACAATTTCTTTATTTTTTCTGTAAAATTCTTGTTCGGTCTTATCCAGCTTTTTGCCTTTTGCCTTTTTGCTTCTAATGCCAACGATTTGAGCGAACAGGCAGTCTCCAATTTCCATGTACGCGGAAAGAAAGGTCCACCAGTGTACGCCGCCTGTGTTGCCCTCCTGGTCGTACTCTAACGCCCTGGTCTCATAGCCCAGCACCCGGTTGACCGGCGCCACGATGTACTGGAAGTCTTGCTCCCACGCCACAAGCTGGGGCTGCTTTTTTTGCCACTCCTGCTCCTGGCCGCCGTTGATAAATTTGAAGCACTCTTTTAACGCAACGTCGTAGTCGGTCAGCGCCTCGAAGTCCACATAGAACATATGGAGCACGGCAAGGGCACGGTCCTCGTCGCTTAGTTCCGGGTCGTTTATTGCCTCGAAAATGTCCAGGATGACCCGGAAGTCATAGCGAACGGCAAATTCCTGCCCGTCTATTTCAACACTTTTTGGGAGTCCGTAACCCATGCCGTACTACCTCACTTGTGGTACTTCTGATATTTTGCAGTGTATTTTGCAATGCGCGGATTGGTTGATTTCTGTTCTCTGGTGTATGTGCTGTCGATTTCGTCCATCACGGCCAGCATCAGGTTGCACCACGCCGGAAGCCCAGCGGCCACAGCGTAAACGTTCATATCGCCAAAGAGTACATCACTCACTGGAACGCCAAACAGGCCGTCGATGATTCCCCGCATTTCCGCGTCCCGTTCCCTGGCAAAGTCAAACACCTCTCGTTTGTTTGCCATCTTCTCGACCTGGGCCTTGTACCCCTCCTGCTTCTTGTCTAGTTCCTCAAAGGCGGAATAAAGGCGCTCCACAAAGTTGCTGTCGGTTGGGTTAAATGTGACCTCACACTTTCCGTTCAGGGAGTAAGTAACAAGGCCCGATTCAAAGTTCAGTTCCTTCATGTGTTACACCGCCCCGTCAGGAGTAAAGGTGACCGTGCTGCCGGTTCTCGTCACCGTACCAAGGGTACGCTCGCCGCCGTAGGTGATCTCTGTGGAAATTTCCAGGTTGCCTCCGCCCTCGCCGCCAATGCGGGTCACGGCAATGGCGCTCCCGCTGTACCGCTCTGCAAAGGTGGCCTCGCCGGAATCAGCGTAGAAATGAGCGATCAGCATATCCTGGTTGGCAAGAGACTGGGCGTTCTGGTCCTTTACACCAAGATTCCACAGCTTTACTGCGGCAGCGTCTCCGGCGTCCATAGGGATGGGGTCAAAAGACTGGGTAATGATGGGCTTCTTCATGGTGGTCCAGGTGTTCCCCAGGATGTCCTGCGTGGACTCCTGGCTCCAGTCCATTTCCTCATCGGAGTCTTCCACGCGCTTGCCGAACGCACTCCATGAGGGAGACTCCGCGGTCCCTGTGTTAAGATAGGCGATCAGAAGTTCTCGGGCAATGGTCTGGCCCGCCGTAGTGTTAAATTCAATATCTGCCATTATACTGTCTCCTTTCAAGTGAATAGTTTCAATTATCCTGCTTTTTGCGGCAAGTATGCCGTCGGGTTCTCCACGATTGCCTTTACTCCGGCGTAATTCTGCCCAAGATTTACAAGGCCTTCAATAATGCGTTCATACCGCATGACTTCTTTTAACTGTTGCGGTGTTATAAGCTCTCGCACATTTGCTCCTTTGGGCTTGTCGTACAGCTCCCTGAGCTGCTTTGCGTTGTATCCGGTAACGTGCTTATAGATCAGGTCTGTGTACTGCTTGTATGCCCATTTCTTGTTGGGGCTTTCCGGGAGAACTTCCTTTAGGATATCGGTGAACAACCGCCGCTCCGCTTTAGAGCGCGCGCGGATGAGCTTCATCTCACGATACCGTTTTTCTGCTTCGATAAAATACCGACGGAGCATTTTGCCCTTTTTGTTGCGTTCAAGCATCGCCATCTCTTTAGCGGTGTCCATTGTCAGAATATAATCGATTCTGTTTGATCCTCCGCGCCCGTTTTGCTCGCCAGATTTGGCGAGCAAACAATAGTCCACGTTTTCAACCGCTCCAATGGCTTCAAGTCGATCTTTTACCCAGTTTGAAAAGTCTCGACCAATCTCTAATGCTTTCCACAGTTCACGGGCATTCACTACCTGTTCATGGAAATTACTCCCGTCTACGCAATTCTTCTCGTAGACTGGCACGATGCTCTTTTCCAGCACCTTCATATCATAAAATTTCATTTTGATTCCTTTCTTGTACATTAAGGTTTTTCACACGCCAACTTCATAGGTCAGCTTCATCAAAATCTGGTAGTCCTCATAGCCGTCCTCATAGGCGGCAAATTTTGAGGACTGTGTTGTGGGCTCTACCCGGAGCGCCCGAATCTCCTCTCCCAAGTCAGGGAGATTTTTTCTTGCCCAGTCTCCGAAGTGATTCAGCAGTTCGTCCGCCTCCAGGCGCTTATCATTGCTGCGCCCCGGCTTGATGCGGTAAATCAGCTTAAATTGGTACTCCGCCTGATAACCGCCCAAAATAAATCGTTTTGTGATATAGGTCCCCTGAATGGTGGACAGGGCCATACCGGTCTCGTCCCCCTGGTCGGCGGTCAGGAACTCATACTTGATGATATCCACCGGCTTCTCCGGGAAGGTGTTGGCCCACACCAGCATGGAGCGGGAAATTTTGTCCACTTCCTCTGCTGCCGCCAGCATGCGGGGCTTGTCGTTGTTAGAGCTCATCTTTCACCGCCTTGTCTGCGGCACGGACCCACTTCTCAAGGTTCTGCGCTTTGCTGGCCTCGAACCAGTGGGATTGGGCCTGCGCGTGCATAGACTTGCTGAACACAAGGTTTTTGTCCGTGACAACCTTTGTACCGCCCTTCGGGGCGTAGCTGCTTCCGGTGGTCGGGTCCACCATCAATTTCCCGTAGTAGAGGTAGCGGGCATAGGGGCCCGGGTACACAATCATTGAGCCGCCAGTCCCAGGCCCAAGTCCTGCGTCGCTGAACCCTTCTATCCTTGTTCTGGTGTCCAAGCTGCCGGTTAGTGCAGGCACATAAGGGGATGTATCTTTTCTAATTTGTACAGCCAAAATGTGCTCTGCTTCCGAGGACGCTTGCATCAACCTATCCTTAATAGACTCCAGGCCCTCGGTGTGAACGCTGAATTTCAGCATCTCATACGCCTCCGACCTGAAAGTGGGACATCTCACCGCCGAAGTCCTTGAAGTCCACCTTGGTCACGTCGTACACATCGTCATAAGCGGCCTCTATGGTCTGCACCGTCCAGTCTGGGTGCACGGCCTCGCCTTTGACAAAAAAGCAGTTGCGGCCAACGGAGAGGGTCCACAGAGTAGATTTATCGTCCGCCCGCCAGTACTCCACAGGTCCGATGTACCGCTTTGCTGCGCCGGTCATGCCGTCCACGGCCTCTACACCAACCGGGATATACAGGTTTACCGCATCTGCCCCTTCCAGGCCGCTTTTTGTCACATTAGAGCCCTTGGAAGCGTCTAGGAGGACCCCGTGCAGAACGGTGATGTAGTTGACCAAAGTGGGCTTAAAATCGTTCTCCGGCAGCTCTGTGGTATCCGTGTTATAGACCGTCACAACATGGGGGAACATATCCACAGGAGCACCCCCTTCCCCGGTATAGGAGACCGGTGGTCCCTAAATACTGCTGGGCGATCGCTGCAAGGGAAGCCTGCGCCGCCTGTGCGGAGGAAAGGGCCTGTTGAGCGCTGTCCCCGCCGCTGCGGTAGGTCTTGGACCAGCTGCCTACGCTCTGGCTTTGCAGTTCGCCGCCGGAGTTCATGGCGGAAGTCAGAGCCTTTTGCGCCAGCGCCTGCGCCGCGTCAATTGACTGGTACTGCTCCGCAATGGCGCAGCAGGCCATTCTCAGCGCGTCCAACTCGCTGTTTGGGGCCGCCCGGCCCTGCGTGTAGTAATCCAGAAAGGAACTTGCGCGCAGGGCAAGGCGGGAAAACTCGGCCTCCTGAATGGCTGTTCCCAGGTATGCAGTTGTATAATACTCATAGTCTGCGTAAGCCATCACAGCGCCTCCAAAACAGCCAGGATGTCGGCCTTTTTCATGGAGCTGCTGACGCCCTCCACGCCGTTCTCGTCCGCATAGTCCAGGAGCTCAGCCTTGGTCATGCCGGAGAGGTCTGGCGTGGAGAGCGAGGCCGTGCTCAACAGCTCATTTAACCCCCCGATACGGTGACCGTGGCGGTGTCAGTCTTGGAGGAATCCTGCTTGGACTTGGCCGTGACAGTCAGGCTGGTGTTGGTCTCGGCGGCGTCCACCGCCAGATAACCGGCGGCGCTGATCTGCGTCCCGGCGGCAACAGCGGACGAACCGCTCACGCTCCAGGTCACAGCGGTGCTATAGGGACCACCGGTGCCAGTCACAGAAGCGGCAAACTGCTGTCCGCTGCCCTTCTCCACCGTCGGGGTAGCGGGGGTCACGTCCACGGCGCTGATGGTGCCGGTGGCGGCGGCGTATACGGCGAAGGGGAAGGCGTTGTCCAGGTCGGCATTGTAAGCGTTGATGGGGTTGGGGACCTCCCAGCCCAACCGCATGACGGCGCGGAGGGCCACCATATCGTTCTGCATCAGGTTATACAGAATGTCACCGGTGGTGGGGTCCTGCACCACACCACTATCAAAAATCTTGAAGGTCATATCCTGTCGAATGGCATAGACCAACTGGCTCCAGTCACCCACAATCGCAAGAGATTTCTCCGGATCATAAGCGCCGTTTACGGGGAAATACATACTCATGCCGTCCAGCGCGTAGCGGGTATCACCCTGCATATCAGTCTTGAAGATGGGCTGGCCGTTCTTGTCCACCAGCCCCCGTAGCTTGGCCCGCATCTGGATGGCGGCCATCACGCCGTTGGGGATGTATCCGCCCTCCTCAACCTTGGCGATCACACCATCCTCCGCCATGATATCGGCGAAAATGTCACCGGTTGCGGCCACCACAGTGCCAGCAGTCTCGGCAGAGGGAACGAGGCCCGCTCTCCAGGAGGTGGGCTTGTCTGTGCCGTACAGAATAGCGGCGTCAATGACCTTGCCAAAGGCTTCCTGGAGGCGGGGACGCACTTCACCCCAGATGTCGTAATCGCTGTCGTCCAACACCGCCTCGGGAATGGGGACGATGACCGCGATCTCCTCTGCATAGATTTTCTTCTTGTCCCACGCCATGTTGGTAGTCTTTTTTAGGGATGCCTTGGAGTCGGGCGCTCCGGTGGTCGCCTCGCCGTTCACAAAATAGGCGGTGGGCAGTGCGTCCAGCACGTTGAGGGTCTGGGTCTTGCTGGTCATGTTGGGCAGCCGACGGGCCATCCGCAGCACGGCGGACTCTGTTACGGCTCCCTGGATAATCTCACGGGTCACGGGTTCAGGGATCAGCCCGGACAATCTGCTTCTGTCGATAATATCGGCCATTGATAGGCTCCTTTCTTACTTGAGTGCGCCCCGGATCAGGGCGTTCATCACGTCGTTTTCTCTTGTTTTGGGGCTTCCGCCGCCCACAGGGGCGGTCCAGTCGAAGGTGGTCTTTTTCCGCTCGGCGGTCAGTGCGTCCACGGCCTGTTCAAAGGTGGTCTTGTCGTCCACCATCTTCCCGGCCTTGAAGGCGATAAACTCCGCCTCCTCTCCGGTCAGACCCTTTTGGGCCAGATACAGGTCGCGTTTCAGCTGGTCCCGCTCCGCCTCCGCGGCGGTCAGCTTCCCGGCCAGCGTATCCCGCTCTCCGGTCAGCTTGTCCCAGCGGTCCTTTTCGCCGGCCTGTCCATCCTTCCAGGTCCGGTAGGCGGTCAGTTCTTCTTCGCTGGGCATACCCTTTGTTGCCTTGGCTACGGCTCTTGCTTTTTCTTTGCTGATGAGCGCATCAACTTCGGCCTGAGTAAAGGTAACCTCGCCACCATTGCCCGGTGTCGGCTCCTGCACCGCAGGATTTGTAATAGGTTCAGACATTTTTGAAACCTCCGTTTATTAGTCACCCCGTCGGGTGCCGTTTAAGGCCCGTCGGCCTCGGTTTTACGCCTCTCGGCAATTAGTAAGCTACTTTCATACGTTCTCGTTGCATCGGCAACCTAGCCGCCTCGCTGAACGACTTATATTCTGCGTTTAGCCGCCGGATACGGGCCGTTACAGCTTGGTAATCTTCTTCCAGTCCAGCGGCCTTATATGCGGTCTGTTCCCGTTTCAGCTTGCGGATTGTTCTTTCTATGCGGCGTTGTACCTGGGTTGCCTCATAGGCCGTGTAGTGCTTGCCCTCAAAGTCCACGTCATGGCCGTCATCAATGTGGGCCAGTTCTCCGTCGGTGTATGTGCGCTCCATCACACCATCCACAAACGCCGTCCTGATATGGCGGCAGTTGGCTCCTTCCAGGCCGTCCACATAGCCCAGGCCACACACCTCGTAGATGCTCGGATATTTGTCTCCGATCCTGACGGAGTAGACCCGGCCCTGCCACTCCTTGTGGTTCTGCCAGCCGACACCGGTGTCACGGGCCCCGATATGAGCGGACACCTCAAAATACGGCGTTTCCAGATACTCGGCGCTCTGTTCCGTGTATTTGGAGCAGAGTTGGGACACGCCCGTCATCACCGCCCGGCGGGCCGCCACGTCGATCTGGTCCCGGTGCCCGCTCTCATAGTCCACAATCTTGATACCGCTGTCCGCCAGCTGCTTGACGGCGTTTTTGATGGCCTGGCTGTAAGAGACAGCCCCGCTCATAACTTGCATCTCTGCGTTGTCTAGCGCCCATTGATAGGCCCTGCCCGGGGCAAGCATCGTCCGCCCGTTGTCTACCAAAAATCCCATTGAGCGGGTCAGGTTGCCGACTTCTCGCTGGGCTTGTGCCATAATGGCAACAATATCGGTGGCACTCACCAGCGTTTCAGGAGCCGTCAGGCCCGCAAGGTCTATGACCTCTTTGTAATACTCCTGGTTGCGCTCCACCGCGCCGTCCAAGAGCTTTTTAAGGTCCCGCTGGCTGATGTTGGCGGTACGCTGGATGGCCTTTTCGATTTCCTTCAGGTCGATGCCGTGGGAGCGAAGCGCCCGGATGTCCTGCACCGTGACCTCGTTCAGCTCCACGGACAGCTTCAGCCGGGAACATATCTCGTCAAGGAGGGTCGCTTCCAAACTGCGGAACAGCTCGGCCAACTCTTCCGGGAGGGCGTCCAGGACTTCGGGCGAAAATGGGTATTTCATTCAATCTCGTTCTCTCCCTCGTCCGTCAAATCTTCCATCTTTGGCAGCATCTTCTTTGCCGTGGCCTCGTCCTCGTTGTACCACTTCATGCGGTACTCCCAGTCGTTCATGATGCCCGCCGCAAGGTCTTGGCGGTCATTATTGCGCTCTGTTGTCTTGTCCTCGATGATACTATCATCAAAATCAATGGTGACTTCTACGTCTTCATTTAGCCCGGCCCCCATTGCAGTGTTTCCAAGGTGGAGTATGATGTGGCACAGTTCCTTGATGGCGCTCTCCAGGATGATCTCATGCTTTTTGATGGTGCGGAACATAGTGGAATTTTCGCTGATGACCTGAGTAGCCGTGGTGATGTTCCCGCCGTTAAATCGATAATACGTCTCTCCAAAACCGCACTTGCTGGAAAGCAAATTGAGTTGTGTCTGAATGCCCTCGCTGTGCTCCGCTGTCCGAAGCTGCATATCGATGGGTTGGATGATGGCCCCGTCCTCAATGTCCTCCGGCAGCACATAATAGGCCAGATCATCAGGGTCAAAAACCGGCTCCCCGTCCAAATACTGTTGTGCGGAAGGCTTGACCATCACCCGCTTTTTCCCCAGCACGAACTCATTCACATAGCTGTCAAAGGCGATATCAACGCCCTTCATGCTGTCGATGGCGTTAGCGTAGATCGAAATCCCAAGTGGAATGGAGCAATCGAAGTTGTTTGCGATATTAGGCCGGTCAATGACGAATTGCCGCCGGTCGCTGCCGGTGTGGACCACGGGCGGCACCCGCTCAAACCCCTGCACGGAGGTCAGCGGAACCTCAGTATCCACGTTATGGTTCCGATATGTATACAGCCGATTTTCAATGTCGTACAGGCCGTCCACCTTCCGGTGAATTTGCAGATAGCAATAATCATCCCCGTTTACGTTGACGATGCTGTCAAAGGCACATTCAGTAATGACTCCATTCTGCCAGGACAGGGGCCAGATATGCTCTACTGTCACATAGTCGATGATGATATCGGTAGCGCTTCCTGGGACCGGCCCTGTCTCCGTTACCCCCATGCCCACTACACGGGGAATAAAAGCCACTGTACCAAGAGCGAAGGCAATTTCCTGCATCTCGTTGGAGCGCACGCGAAAGTTGTTCTCCTTCAGGACCCGGTCAATAAACTCCTGCTCCTTTGTGCCATCCAGAGTGATTTCAACCCTCTCATTCATGAGAAGACTTGCCCAGTCCTCCGGGATTTTCTTGCCCATGTTGAGCGTGTACCGCTTGCAGCGCACCATCCCGGCCCCGTTTCGTACCCGGTAACGGTGGAACCCCTTCACGTCGCCCTCATACCAAGACTTCCACTCCTGCACTTTTGTGTAAAACTCCTCCGGCACCGTGGAGTAACCAAGCTCTTTCAGTTTTTCTGTAATATTCATGCCGTTATCCCCATTCTTCGGAATACTCTCTCCAGGGCATATCTAGTAGCGTCAATCAGGTGATTGTTCTCATCAGGATAACCGCTGATAATTTCTCCGCCCTTATTTCGCTCATACTCATAATTCACAAACTCGTTGTATGCATTTGGCGTTCTTCTGCGGTCAATGACAATCTTCCGCCTCTGGAGCCACTTCATGCCGTACTCTACGCTCCCAGGTCCCTTGATAGCCTCCTTGGCTGGGAGCCCCATCGCCCGGTAGTCCGCTGATGATTTAGGCTCTGCGCTGTCGCAGGTAATGTAAGCGTCCTTGTACCCTTTGGAAAGAATCAACTTCCCGCTCGCCTCGTTGGTCAGCTTGTTTTGGTATATCTCGTCCATTAGGTATATTGTCTCTCTGGCGCGGTCATAGTGGAGGCGGATAAAGGCAAATGGATCGGGAAACCATCCCCAGTCCACGCCCTGGTAAATCTTATCGAAGGAAGCAATCTCTTTGTCTGTAATTTCTCGCAATTCCAGGTTTTCAAATACATTTCCGCCGGTCCCAACAGCCTCGCCTAAGTATTCGTGACGGTATGCCCGCTCATCTGTGGCTTTCAGATGCTCCGCCTCCGCCAAGAACTGCTCCCCAAGCCACTCCGGCGGGGCCTCCAGGTATGTGGATTTGTGACACAGCCTGTCCGCCCGCTCTTCCAAACTGTCCTTGTTGGCCCAATTATCCCTGGAAATCGGCGGGTTATAGCTTTCAAAGTTCCAGAACTTAGAGCCACCACGCATAGTAGATTGTAAAATGGTTCGTATCTCTGCCCGCCCTGCGAACTGATCCTTTTCCTCAAAATGAGTAACGGCGATATACCCGAATGGGACCTTGATGGACTTGATCTTCATGGGATCGTCGGCGCCACGGAACATGATCTTTTGACCTGTCGGCTTATAGATCAGCTCCATGGGCTGCACCTTTGCATCCCAATACTGCGCCATGCCCAGCTCTCCAATTGCCCAAAGATACTGAGCATACACGCTGTCCCGAATGGTGTTTGCCACCTTGCGGAGCACCAATGCATGAGTACACGGATTATTTATCAAAAGCAATGGGACCAGCAATGACACACAAGATGATTTCAGGGAGCCACGCCCACCGGAAAGGTCGTAGTGAGTGTGCCCGTGCTGGAACACGTCACGGGCTAGCAAGTGGAAAGCGGGGCCAATAACAGAAGAAAGCCGCACCTCAGACATCAATAATCACCTGCACCTTGCCCTCTTCCCCTTCGCTCTTGACGAGCGCCCATTTATCAATCAGCGTCCCGATTGCCGTAGTGACCTCGGAAGCAGTTTTTGCGGTTTGGATCTTCTCCGGCAGCACGGCAAGGCCCACCTCGATGATGTCGCAGACCTGCTTTCTCCGGCTGTCCATATAGGCCAGGATGTCGGCGGTGTTCTCCTCTTTTTTTCGTTTGAGATTTTCGGTGATCCCTTGAGATTCTTCAATAACTCGTCTGACTGTCTGTCCGCAGACTCCATTTTTTTTTGCCGTGGCGTTATAGCTCTCGGTTTCCAGATAATCAGCCACTATTTTCTTTTTTTGCCTATCCGTCAGCCGTGCAGCCATGATCGCCACCTCTCATATGGTTTCGATTTATTGAGGAGAGGACGGATTCCGGCACCCGCCCTCTCCTGATTTGCTACGGGCCACCCGCCGCAGCTCGGGGCGCATCCATAGGGCCGTCCATATCCTCATGCAGATAGGAGCGGCATATGTGCGCTGTCCCGCTTGGATTGTCACACCGCCCCGGATAATTGGGTTAGTCTCCGGACACGCGGCTTTCCGCCCGTTCCACTCGACTGCGGCAGTATTCAGCGGGCCAGCGCGGTTTTGACTCTCAAGGCTGCCATTCTGCCCGGAGTCGGCCAGCTATGGCTACTGGCAGGCCGCTAATGATTTTACTGGCGAGGTGAGCGACCCCGATCCACCAGTATAGTGTCTTTCCACAGTCAGCTCTTTGGCCTTTGGAGCGAGCTAAAAGTCCGCCTCTAAAGTAGAGCGACGACATCGTCGCCACTCCGTAAACCCGGCGGCGTGGTTTTCTGTGCCCTCGACCGGACTCGAACCGGCGACCCTAGCGGGCCTATTAACCCGCGGGCTCTACCTACTGAGCTACAAGGACATATAGCCCTTACGGGCTATGTTGCAGGTTTACGGCTTTTCCTGCGGGCCGTTGCCGGGAGGGAGGCCCGGCGATGGGAAAGGAGGAGGAAATGGACGGGAGCGTGAGTCATTCGCCCCCACGCTCCCATTGTCGCATATGACCCGGCTATTACGCCTCCAAATGGAGGCATGTGCAAAATGTTTTTGCGATATGTTTAAAAATTATGCTCTTGTTCTCCGTCGTCCCAACAAAGATCATCCAAACTGACGTAGTAATAATTGGCTATCAGTTTTAGCTCCGTCAATCCTGGCTCTCGCTCCCCGCGCTCATACCGCCTTAGCGCATCGTGGCTTAGCCCCATCAGTTCGGATGTCACCGCCATACTCCGCACTGGACGCCTGCTCTCCCTCAGCCTCCTCAACCGCTTCGGGAACTCATTCAATGGTTATTCCCCCCCTCAAAAATATCAGATAATTTTAGCATTTTGCTATTGACATTAAGACAATATTAGCGTATAATAAGAACATAAAGAGGAGCGCAAAACATAAGGAGGACTCAAAAATGGAAAATTACGGATTGACAGACGGAACTATCGAAATCCTGACGGAAAAAGCGGAAAAAATTATGAGCTACTATGACAGCTACAAGTTGGACGCACGAGAGTGGAAAAACTACGGGAAGCACCGTGTATATGTCACGGTTGGCGGCTACTGCGGCAGCAGCCTCAAAAAGACTTATAAACTTGCTTGGGTCGATATGGATAACGGGCAGCAAATCACTTGGCAATATTAACGCAGGAAACGTCCCGCCCCGGAGGTTGCGAGGGCAGAAGGAGAAAGGAAATGAAAGTAAGAGAAGTTATCACGATTAAAGAGTGGGTTGACGGGAGCGGATATAACTACGAGGAGACATACAGCGACAAGCTTGTAGACGTGGACGTTGAAGAAGAGGTGCAAGAGAACTTTGACTGGGATTGGTGGGAAAAAGATAATCCCGTAAATGGAAACGAGGACTTAAGGATTATCGTGGAGTATTACAGGGTATCAGATGATACGATGATCGCAAAATTTGAAGCATGGCAAAGCGAAATCTAAAAACAGAAATCCCGCCCCGGAGGTCACGAGGGCATAAAAAGGAGGATGCAGCATGGAAAAAGCCAACGAGATCACTCTTGTCGCCTTGTCCTGCTCCGGCGGCAAAGCAGTCGTCAAATTTACCGAGCGCGGATGGGATGTCCTATCTGATGACCGCAAAGTCAAAGATGGGTATCTCCACCTGGACGCAGCCGCGCCTGGCGGCATCCCGGATGATTTAACCGAGCCGGTCAAAATACAGCTTATGCGTTACCTGTACAAGCATCACCATGACCTACCCGGCCTGGGAGTTCCCCCGCAAGCCAAGTATTTCCGGGGGTATAGTCTGGATGATTTGGAGCGGCTTGGCAACGACGGTGAGCGTGGATACTACAACATGGTGATCAAATGAGGAGGAAATACGGCGATTGCCAGCGTGCAGACGGTGACTGCACTGTCTGCACGCTGGTGTCTTATGGACGCGACTGCCGGGGTAAGGCAATCACAAACCTCGAATGGACCCGTCGCAAAGAACACATGACTCTTGAAGAGCTGTCGGCGCGGTCCGGCGTCAATACAAGGCAAATCCAACGCATCGAGCAAGGGGAGGGAAAGATGGGCAACGTCACCCTCACCAATGCCCTAGCTCTAGCGGACGCGCTGGGCGTAGATGTGAGAGAGCTCCTGTAATGTGCGCTCTACCGCGCATTCCCCCGCGCCAAGCCGCCCCTGTGATGGGGCGGCTTTTTTGTTTCCCCGCCGGGCGGGTCCGGCAGCCTCTCCTTGACGCTAATCCACTGCCTTTTGGTGGGCGATAAACTCCCCCTGGGCGTTGATGAACCATCCAGGGAAGCATATCCCAAGTCTTTTTATGACTGCCCAATCAATCATCCTGCTCCCTCCGTAGTGCGGCCTCGGCCTCTTTCTTCGCAGCCCGACAATTTGCTTTGATAATGCCACGAACAATGTCCCCTCGAATAGTCCAGGTATAATCGTCTAACGGCAGCACCACGCACCGCCCCTCTTTGTCCGCCTGGGCCAGTTCACGGAGGCGGTCAATGTGGCCAAGTTTTACATATTCAGCGAGCAAAGGATTTTCCACTAGAATTGTTCCAGCCTTCCCCTCATAAGCAATTTCGTCAATCGCCCTTGCCATCGGTCATTGCCTCCCATCTCCAAATCATCCCGAGAAGTCCTCCCATTTGCACGATTTAAATGCGGCTCGCATATTAACCCATCTTGCAAACCTGCGCTGCTCTTTAGTTGGCTCACCGCCGTCATAATCTCTGTACGGCTGAGCAAATGGGATAATATCCAGCTTGTCCAGTGCCAGTGCGCGCCGGTGAGCCTCCTCCACATCCTGTACCAGCATGTAACACCAAAATCGGAACGGCGCGATTCCCGCCTCTCTCATATAGGCTACCGCCTGCTCGATCACCGGGAGCATAGACGCTGTGTCGCAGCTCAGGCGCACAAACCGTATCCAGCGCAGCTTTGACAGCATTCTGGCTACGTCCGCTGTAATTAGTCTGGCATCCAACCCCTGATTAAAGTCCACCCGTACCTGCGCATGACCCATTGAGTCGATTTGCTCTATCCCATGCGGGTGTGCCAGCACATTGTTGTCCAAGAGCACCAAATCACGGCTGTCCGATCGCTTTATTTTTTCCCATGTAAAGTCCGGGCGTATTGCCCCCTCCTTGCGCGGGACGATGCACCACGGGCAGTTGCGGATACATCCACGGGTCAAAAAGCCGATCGCGTGCTTGACCTGCGGATAGATGCTGTAATCCGGCAAGGTGGCCTCTATCTCTCGCGGGAGGCTGCCGTAGTCTTTGTAACCAGTACCACCGCGGATCACCTCATCCGCCCGGATGATGGTCTCCACGTCCGGCGAAAACGTAAATACCTTGCTCATATATACCCGGTCGTAGGCTTTGAACCCATCCCACCACTCAACGGCGTCGCCTCTTGCTTTATGCCATGCCGACAATCTCATCAACGCCAAATTTGGGAACCCACTATGCCCATCCACATCAATGAGTCCGATGTTCATATCTCATCCCTCCCCTAAAGCCAGTTGTCCGCCCTGATAGAGCTGGTACAGTGTGGTCATCATACTCCACCATGATCTGCCGTGCTCCGTGCTGTGCGAGCGCCCCCTGAATCTCACCCAGGCTCGTGTACACGTCCACCCCGGATGTATAATTTTTTATGGCCATCGCTCATCCCTCCTTCTGCGGCCCGCGATGCCTGGAACAAAAATCATTCGGCCCATGCGGGTTGTCATCTCCGTCACAGTACCCAATTTGGTACTGTCCCCATCCGTTTCCACCCCAAAGGACACAGGTCTTACAGGTCTTTGGGGGCTCTCCACCAAGTAGTTTATACGCCGCATCCCTCTCACGCTTCACTTGCTCCAGCTCGGCCCGGAGCGCGGAGAGCGCGGCGGAGGCATCCGCCGTCATGCGCGGGATGCATCTGCTCATATCCCCGCCCGCATAGTAAGCGCAATTTCTGCACTGCCGGACGTTCGGCTGACTCCCGCACAGCCTTATGGCCTCAATCAGCTTATCAATATCCACTATGTTCCTCCTCCTGCCCGCGCCACCCACTGCCCATACGTCATCCCATGGGCCCGGGCCTCCGCTGCCACTTGGGCCAGGCTTTGCCCCTGTGGTCTTGATTTCGTCCGTTTCCGTTCTCTCCGCTGGGCCTCCCACTCAATATCCGTACACTTTGGACACAGGATGCGACCGTTACGCTTGTTCTTCCCGCAAAACTCCATCCCGCATCGCTCACAGGTGTAAGTACACGGCGACCCGCCGATCAGTAGCTTAATCATCCGTCCCCGCCTCCGTCCCTCTCATGGCAGCCTCTCAAATCTGTACCCTCTCGGGTCTAATACATCTCCAGACATCCTGCGCCAAATACCAGACTTGCTCAGCCCATTTTCCTTTGCTGCCTCCGCCGTGCTTCGGTAAAGCGTTGTACGCCCGCTCATATCGTACCGCACCACAGCTACCCGGTTACTTATGCCACCGTGCCGCTTACCGCTTTCCGACGGAGTGACTAGCTCCAGGTTTGACACCGCACAATCCATTTTAGCCCTGTTTTTGTGCGTGATAAACAGACCGTCACGCTTCGCTCGCCCCTCAAAAAAAGCATCGTCCATTAGGCGCACAACCGGGACCTTTCTATGCCCCCCATCTTTTGTACGGAGTGTCACATGCGCCCTCTGGTGTGACAATTGTGCTTTTATCTCTACCCATTCCCCTTTTGGGGTCATCCGTTGTACTTCCCCCTCGTCGTTGATACGGTATGGGTTGCGATATCCATCAATCATTTTCCAGGGCATTTTGTTCCCCTATTTTTCCACTGGTTTGACCCACCGCGTGTCTCATAGTCTTTGCACCCGACACCTTCACCCCTGCAATACTTTTGCCTTATTTTGCATGTTAAGCATTTGTCAATGCTGCTTTGCGGCTCAGTTTGCCGGTAAGCCTCATATGGTCTGTCCTCCACCAACCATGGTCTATGAGCACTTTTGATGTCGTCAGCCGGTGTCTGCCCCGGTCTGTCTCCCCAAAACCCAAGGTAGTCTTTCACCGCTCCGTCTCCCACGCGCTGTAGAGCGCAAACCAGTCCTCGGCGTCCATGATAACGACCCAACTATGGTCGTTTTTACGGTGTGCCACGATCGGCAGCTCTCCCTGCCTTGCGTCTCGCTTTGCCTGCAACATTGCCCCATATAGGTCAAGCCGCTCCACCCGTTTGACCTCCTGGTGGATACCAGGCATGCCTACAACGTCAGATGCTTCACCGGACTGCCCGCAATATTGGCTAGTGCGTCTGCACTCGTACCCGTGGTCCCGGCAAAAGCGGGCCCAGTCCAGTTCTCCACGCTTGCCTTTTTCACGGCTCATTTTCCCGCTCATTCTTCTTTTTTCCCTCCAGATATCTATCCATCCAGTCTAAATCTCCCTCGATTTTGTCTGTGTCATCTCCAGTACACCCGTAATACCCACTCTTGGGGTCCTTACTTTTGCGTGGAGATGCAGTCCCGCCCTTATCCTGCTCTTTGGCGAGCCAGCGCGTAATAAATCCCTGTATCCCGCTCCTTGTTTTGCGCCTCTTAGGGTTGCTCAATAGCCATCCCCTCATCTCCCTAAGCTGCTGTATCACGTCGACAGCAGGGTACAGACCCGCCCACTCTTGGCACTGCTCATCGGACACTGGATATTCCGTCTTGTCATTAAGGGTGAGGGTGATAACTGGTGCGGATGCCGTAAGCGGCTCCGCGCTATATTCCGCATTTGGATTCGGATTCGGATTGGATTGGATTGGATTGGATTGGATTACGGGGACATTTGACGGCGCTTGACAGCAAGTGCTGTCAGGTGCCGGGAACTTGCTGCGCTTGGCCCGAATACGCTGGTACCTGTCCCAGGTGACAACATGAAGGAACGGTCTCCCGTCTACATTGTAGAGGTCAATCAAACCTACAGACGCCAACTTGTGCAAAGCATCAATCATATTCTTTTGGGTTTTCCCATCCATCAGCGGGAATAAGCGCCCTTTTAGGATCGCCGGTCTTGCGTCATATCTCCCATAATCATCACAATTTACCGTAAGTCTATGCCAAAATCTCTCCTCAAAGTCTGTTAGTTGGTTAAGCGTGTCACTAGTACAGATAGACTCCTTAATAATCCTGTCAGGCATCTCGGTGCCCCCTTAAAATGGGAGAGGCCCGTAATCGTACTCAAGCTCATCGGATCCGTCTCCATGCTGTTGAGGCGCGTCATATCCGCCGCCGTCGTAGTCCCGCTTAGAGTCTCCAAAGTATACGTTGTCAGCAACTACCTCTGCTGCTGTGCGCTTATTGCCGTCCCGGTCCGTGTAGTCCCGGACCTGGAGACGGCCTGTTACGACTGCCATCCGGCCCTTTGTGAAATACCTGGAGACAAACTCGGCTGTGGAGCGCCAAGCAACCACATTGATAAAATCTGCCTTCTTCTCCCCGGTATCCTTGTCCTTGAAGTCCCGGTCCACGGCCAGAGTAAATGATGCCACGGCGGTGCCGTTCTGGGTGTTCCGGAGCTCGGGGTTTTTGCAAAGCCGTCCCTGCAAAAATATTTTGTTCAGCATACCTTTGCCCTCTGTTCTCTTATTTTTTGCTTTGTTTCTTCTGAGTGACGCTTCCCTAAATGGTGAAAAGTGGTGTGCGCTCCAAAAGACATAAGGCGAAGATTTTCAATCCGATTATCAGATTTGTTTCCGTTCCTGATGGATGCAACATCCATCAGGAACGGGAAAACCCGTTTCTCTTTCCCAAACTAATATGTGCTCCATTACGTAACCGGATGAATTTGCGAAGCCCAAGTTTATATGCCTTTTTATAAATTCCTTGCTTCGTTTTATTGGGGATTAACGTTGCGAGTGTTTCATTCGAAACAACATTATAATTTTGAATCAAAACATCTATTTCTTCCGTTGTCCATGTTTTCATTGGGCCCCCGCCTCTCTATAAGCCAGCCTATCACGGGTTAAGCGACCCATGATAAAAATTTTGTTGAGCATGCTTATTCCCCCTATAAGTAACTTTTCCCGATCATCCCCCTAAATTCCTCCCGGCTGTGTGTCTCCTCGTATTTAGCCTGGCACTCTCGCTTGAGTCTTAAATCCAGGTCCCTGTTAAAATGCACTCCATACTCGGCCCCATTGTGCCAGTCCCAGCGGAGCCACACCCAAAACCCGTTTGCCTCGCTGATTTTGCGGTTAGGATTGCCAAAATAAATATGATGTCTATGGAGCCCATCTGTTGCCCCAGTGATGTAGCACTCTCGCGTATCTCCCTGCAAAATGCTATCCATCAAACAGCATCCCAGCGGTCCATCAGACTGGACAGCTCATCCGGTGTCATCGTCTCTATCCCTTGTGCTTTGCACTCATCTACCACGGCGCTGATTAGGCGGGCCATCTGCTTGGTGTTGTATTGACTGCTGCCGTAATAGGCCCGGATCACCACCTGATCACCATCGCTGGTATAGTCCACCTGCTCCGTGGCCCACCCGGTCCCAAGGCGAGACCACGCCACCTCAAAGGTTGCCGCCTCTTCCGGCGCGAGGTGGAAATCCCGGAAGACACCAATCTCCCGGATAAAGCCCCGGTACATCTCCTCCTTGGTCTGTCCCAGTGCCGCCGCAAGTTTGTCCAGCAGTACCCACAGGTAGGCGTTAGCGTCCAGGCTTCGCCTACGGGGCTGTTTCCTGGCCTCCACCACCCAAGCGCCGTCCATCTGCTCAGCAATCTTGGCGGCTGATGCCCGGTCCCGTGTGCGGAACGCCGCCCAAAACCCCTCACTGTCCTCATACCAACGGGCCTTGTCACAGGTCAGTATCATGCGCCAGCATCCGCCCTTCTTCGGCCCTCCGCCTTGGAGCACTTAGCACATAGCGCTCGCCCAAACATCTCCGTGGATCGAGCTGCCATTTCTGCGGCGGTGATGGCTCTCTTACCATCGTTGTATGGCATAATCTCTTTCCCACAGTCCGCGCAAGGAGGCCCTGGAGGCTGTATATTTGCCTGTTTCGCATCTAATTCCGCGCTGGAAATCTTGTCAGGGTCCTCTCCGGTCGGCAAAGCAAATGTCCTGAGCCACATGTACTTAAATGCATACGTCATCGCCTTGCCGCTCCCCTTATCCTGCGTGTCCGCGCCGTCTCCGCAAGATGCGATCTCTATGTATTCCTTGGGGTCTTCCACATTGACCATCCGATATGTCACATCCACGTGGGTAATCGTGCCTGCACGATTCGTGGCCTGGGCCACTGGGTACACAATCAATTTGTGCTTTAACAGCTCCGCCCGCATGATAGAGGTGACTTTTTCTTCTGACAGGGCACGATAACTGGTTTTGTTAAACTCTACCCTATCGTCCTTTGCAAGGTACTGGATATCCCCCATAATGGAGGCAATTTTTTCGTAAATATTCAATTTGGCCTCCTATATTCCAAATTTAGAAACCAGCCTGTTCCAGATGATGTTGCACACATCATCAGACAAATACTTTTTGTTTTCTTGGTCTGCTGCCTCCAAAACTGCTGTGATCATCTCTTTCCGGTGCTCCGTTTCGGCTAAATCTTCCCGACATTGCGGGCATAAGGTTTTACCTCCGCAATCTGGCTCCGCGTCGCTGCCCCAAAGCTCTGCTCCACAATGTTGGCAATAAGCCTCTGCGCTGCGGTCTTGCGGATCGTCCATTATTGGATGCAGCATTCTTCGGCCTCCCTTTTAAGCTCATACACCGCATTGTTTATGCCGCTGTGCGGGTTGATCCGCTTATCTATTACACGTACAATGTCCATCTTTTCCAACTCATTGAGTCGTGGCCTAACCGCATTGAGGTCTCCAAACCCTAGCTTGTCCGCCACCTCAGCCGCAGTCATCGGTCCCGTCCTGAGTGCCGATATAATTAGAGCTTGGCGCGGCGTGATCGTGGACAGCGCTCGATTATACCCTTCTTTTCGGGTTTGTTGTGTAATTCGTTTCGACATATGATCACCCATTTTTCTGGGCATTTGGTTCCACCCAATGCCCAGAAATAAGATTTGTTGGCTTAGTGTTTGCCTCAACAATCGCAAGGCTAGACCATAGCTCGATTTTGACGCGAATCCCGGCGAAAATCCCGTATCCCCAGCCAGCCTCGATGTCATAGCCAGCCTCGATGCCCCAGCCAGCCTCGATGCCCCAGCCAGCCTCGATGCCCCGGCCAGCCTCGATGCCACAGCCAGCCTTGATGCCACAGCCAGCCTTGATGCCCCAGCCAGCCTCGATGCCACAACCAGCAAAAATATGTTTTACATTAATATCTGCCTCAAACTCGATTCTGCCTGCAAAAATAATAACTTTATTGCGGTCCTCAATCGGCTCTTGGTAGATGCGCACATCGTCTGTAGGGCCCAGCTTATCCAATAGCCATTTGCCAAAATCAACACGCCCCGCATCAGCGCACTTGTCAAGCGTCTCCTGGTATCCTGCGCCGTCAGGAAACGCCTTGCGAAACTCACGTTGCCCGTCTCGACACGCCCCAAGCTCTTTTAGATAGGCCAAAGTTATCCTAAAATCCCCGGTCATTATGCGCTCCTCCATTCCTCAGCCGCCTCAAAGACGGCGGCTGCATATGTCCTGGTCCCATTGTCCTGGCCCCACCGATAAGCCGTAAGAGCCGCGCCTTGGGTCTCATAGCGGTCCAGCAGATACCCCAGCATCCACACGCCGCACTCAATGTTCCCGTCAGGCGTCATAGGGTCCGCTCCGGTCTCCGATGTCAGCCATGCGTGGTTGCTGGTCCTGATCTGATAGAGCCCGATATCTTTGCCGTCCGGACCGATCGCGTCCACATCAAAACCACTCTCCACCTCGATCACGCCAAGCGCAAGCGGCACCTCTACGCCGCTCTCCTCGCAGGCATCCAGCAGGACTATGTACAGCTCGTCCGATAATGGAGTGGGATTGATAAACTCTGCCTCTAATAGCTCCCGCGCCAGCACAGGCCCGCCGGGATGCTTGTCCAGCGTGTGGGTGATGTCCGGGCCAGCATCCAGCGCGTAGACCCCGCAGCAGGCCGCAAGACAAATCCCAATGGCAATACCGGTAAGGATAAGGTCCCGCACTGCGCTTGACGGCACCCACCGCCTTGTGGTATAATTCCTGCTGTGTGATGGTATGCGTTCCATTTCGTGTACCTCTTCCGTGCCCCGCTTGGTGCTAGACAAGCGGGGCTTTCTTATGCAACATAGGTTTTTTTGATCTCTACAGCGGTTTCATTGTGGTATTTCAGCCACAATTCGATTAGGTAATCCAAGTGCTCTTCTTTGAGGATCTTCTTCTCTACTTTTTTCTCGGACTCCATATGTGCGCCCTCCTTACTGTTTTTTGTTGTCGCGTGCGTCTTGGTTAAGCTTGTTTCCATCTTCTTTCACCTCATTTCTGTTACCTATTGCTTCAAGGAACCATTCCAGCGGTTTCCCAGTCAGGGCCTCCACGGCCTCGCTGGTCAGTTTGCGAGAATTATGATTCTGCCGGACTAAATCAGAAACCTTGTCATTTTCGTTCACGATTAAAAATCCTCCTTTTACTTGCGGCTTGAAGGAGGATGTGGTATAATCTTCCTGCAAGCCTGATTGGCGTAATCAATTAGGTTTGCTGCCTCGCTGGGTGGAGCTAACACCCGGCGGGGCGCTTTTTGTTGTGTTCCAGTCTTCCTTGTGTTATAATGGGGCAAGGGGAGAGGAGGCAACACTATGCTTGATCCAAAAACGCGCAGGTTTCTAAAAGCTTTGCAATCTGAAGACGGGAAGTGGGTCTCTAAGTCAAGCCTTTCCGCCTATGGGATTGCTGTTGCCTCTTTGAATATAGGACACTTATTAGAACTGAACTACATAAACGAAATCGTTCATCTAGAAGAACAGTGCCGGATTACTCCAACCGGGGAGTCCGCTTTGCTTGAACACAAGCGAGCCTGGAGGAGTGATATAAAGGCAACCATTGCACTGATTTTGTCCGCTATTGCAATCCTGATCTCATTGATCGGACTACTTACATCCGGGCAGCCAGAGCCGCTGCCGCAAGGACAACCGCAACGACAGACACAGCAATCGACACATTAGGGAGAATGTCGCGCCAACACCCAGGCTTTCTTTCTCGCATAAAACCACCACCTCCTTATTCCCCGCCCCGTCAGGGGCGGGCTTCTTTTTCTTCATTGGCCTTCTGCTGGACCTTTTTTCGGCGTTTAGGCTTATCTCGAACACCCTCTGCATATCCAGCGATATAAAGCAACGCTTCTTTGGGGAGACCCGCTAGATTCTCGGCAACAGTCCGTGCATCTGCGAGTTTGCTGGTGTCATATACAGGCATCGTCTCACCTCCTCTTTGTCCTGGACATAATATATCATGCCTAAGACAATATGTCAAGCACTTTTTATGTCTGGGTCATATTTTTTTCTTGACTTCTTTTCCCTTTTGTGATTTAATAGGTGGCAGACAGGAGGGATGAAAAGTGGAGGCTATCAATGATAGAATTGCGTGGTGTGTAAAGGACAGCAAACTAACAAAGACCGCTTTTGCAGAGAAAATCAATGTTTCGCAGTCCTTTATTTCTAGGCTAGTCTCTGGTGAAAAAGTGCCCAGCGACCGCACCATTGCCGATATTTGCCGAGAATTTAATATCTCTGAGCTTTGGCTGCGTACCGGCGAAGGCGAGCCTCATATTCAGAAGGACGAGGACGAAGAGTTCCTTGAAGTTATGGAACGGATTCATATGTCAGACGATGATCTAATTAAGCGGATTATAAAGGCATATTGGCTTATGGATGACGACGAAAAAGCCGCCATCAGAAAACTGATAGACGGCTTCACAAAAAAATAAGGCCCCGGTTCCCGGGGCCTTATTGATTATTCCTTATGTAGTTTTTCAAGGATGAGGGCACGCGCGAGGAGAGCTTTTAAATAGTTTTCATTTTTATTCCGAGCAAGGACAAGTTCAATTTCTTTCCTGAGTGTATCAACAGTTTCTTTCCTCGGCGTCATGTTGCGCCCTCCTTTAATTGTTTTTCCGGGCGGAATGCCCTATTTTATATTTGGAGGATTGGAAAATGAAAAAAGGTTTCATTGCCGGTGTTTTGACAGCACTGCTTGTTCTGGCGATGGTAGGCAGCGCTGGGGCTACCAATGGCAAAGTTCAAAAGGAAATCGAATACCGGGATATCAAGGTTTCTCTGGACGGAGAAGTTCTTGATCTGCGAGATGCAAAGGGGAATGCCGTGGAGCCGTTCATGTTCGGCGGCACCAACTATATCCCCGCCCGCGCTCTGGCGGAGTCTCTTGGCCTTGAAGTAGCATGGGAAGAGGCCAACAGCACCGTTGTCCTCACGCATCCAGAATCATCAAAGCCCACATATATCACTCGCACAGGTTCAAAATTTCACAACGATTCAAGTTGTAATGGTGGAACTTATTGGGAAGTCCCATATTCTACTGCCATTGGAATGGGATTGACCCCCTGCGAAAAATGCGTCCATTGAGGTGAGATATGGCAAAGAAGAAAAGCAGCTTGAAAATCCCCGGCCTATCTTTTAGCTGGAAACGTGCAACAGGCATTACAGCGGCAAAACGTAAAATCGCAAAGGCCACAGGAATACCTACAACCAAATCCGGCAGGCGAAACAAAATTGGGAAAATCTTTGGCATAAAATAAAAGATGGCCCCGTCGCCTATGCGACAGGTGACGGGGCCTTATAGCAGACCCACAACTTTACAGACCGATCTGCTATGGGTCTATCTTAGTAGATTGAAAGGTGCTGCGTCTATAATCAAGCCTTGTTATTTCAACACCAAAGTTTGTAATGCGGCTACCCAAACCTTGTAATTTTAAAACCAAACCTTAGAATCTGCTTATTGGAGGCCCCAAATGGAGGTATTAATTAAAGATTTATGTAAGGAGAAAAAAGACTCTTTAAACTTAACAAACCAAAACATAGCAGATAGAGCAAATTTATCTGCGTCTACTGTTAACAACTATTTTTCAGAATCATCCAAGGCCCCGTCTGTCTATACAGTTGGTCCGATCTGCGCGGCTCTCGGTGTATCGCTTGACAGTTACTTCGGGATCAAGTCCAAAAAAGAATCGGATAGGGATGAGGATAACCTAGAGCTTCGCTTGAAGTATGAACAGGAAAAATATTCTCTTCTGCGGAAAGGGATCATACATAGAAACAGGGTCATTACTGCTTTGTTTGTCTTGTGCGCAGTGCTACTTTGCTATGCAATAATTATTGACTTTTTGAATCCAGCCATCGGTCTTATTAGACGATAATTTTGAACCACATGCGTCGTGTGGATAAATTATAGAACATTAGTTCCATTAAAGCAATAGCCACACCTCCCAATTAAATTCTATCTATTTTGTTAAGCCTGTAGAATTTGTCTGGCGAAAACAAAAGAGACGTTTATTGGACTTTTAGTGTGGTATTATATAGCATCTTTGGTGCAGGGCGAGGTATTAGCCCATCAGGACAAGTCTTACCCCACTTGAAAATCTCACACAAGGCGGTTATACTGGAAACAGAAAAGAGGCGCTACCGGCAGACGGTTAGCCCCTCGCTGTGTTACAAGAAGTAACTGCCAGGTTGGGAGCCGGGGCGGTTACTTCCCAAAAAAGTATAAGGCGGCGCTACCGGCAGACGGTCAGCCCCTTATGCTTGAGCTACAAGAAGTAACCGCGCAGTTGGGGAACTGGGGCGGTTACTTCTTTTTTTGCCTGAAAGAACAGGACAATAATGCCGATGATCACAAGGCAGAACTGAAACAGCTCTGAACATGTAAGCATAAGCATCACCCCCTCTTTCGGAGGGGGCAAGAAGTCCCCTCCGGGATGGAGGGGCCAACCGCCTACCGTTGCAGGTAGCGCCGAATTGAGGATAGCATATTGTGGCGGGAAATGCAAGGGGAAGCCCAGCCTAGCACTCGATGTTAAGCAGAGGGTGGGAAAGCTATATTGTTCGCTGTCAGGGGGAAAGGGGCAGGAGTTATGACTCGCGCAGCTTTATATATCCGCGTAAGCACCGAGGAGCAAGCAAAGCATGGTCTGTCTATGGACGAGCAAGAATCCAATCTAAGAGATTACGCGAAAGCGCACGGCATGAAAGTTGTAGATTGCTATTTAGACGCGGGGAAGAGTGCTCGTAAAAGATATACAAAACGTCCAGAATTTATGCGCTTATTGGCGGATATTGAGTCCGATAAAATTGATATGGTATTGTTCATAAAACTGGACCGGTGGTTCCGTAATATTTCAGATTATTATGAGGTTCAGCGCGTCCTTGATGCCCATAACGTTACATGGAGAGCCACACAAGAGGACTACGAAACAGTCACGGCCTCCGGTCGGTTTAAGGTAAATATTATGCTCAGTGTCGCCCAGGACGAGGCGGACAGAACCAGCGAACGGATTAAATTTGTTTTTGAGGGTAAAAAAGAGAGAAATGAGCCCATAACGGGGAAGGTCCCAAGGGGGTACAAATTGGATGGGAAGTCAGTGGTCATTGACCCGGTCACCGGGCCTATGGTCCGCTCTGCGTTTGATATGTACCTGGAAACAGGATCGATCTCAAAAGTAATTAAAGCATATCCACAGCTTGAGTTGACTTACTTTTCGGCGCGGTATATGTTTTCAAATCCCGCGTACATGGGGCAATTCGCCGGAATATCAATACCCGCCATCATATCCCAAGATGAATATAAAAAAGCGGACTCTCTCCGTGGACGCATTGTCCGTAAGACGACACAAAACCGGGTGTACCTCTTTTCCGGGCTTTTAATCTGTCCCGAGTGCGGTAATCGCTTGGGAGGATTTTCGGCATCCCGAGTGTATAAAGAAACTCATTACTACGGGTGCAGTTCGCACAGGAAAATGACCGGATGCCCAAATAATAAAAGTTATAATGAGGAAAAAATTGAGGAGTACATGCTGGACCGCATAGAAGCAAAAGTACAGACATCAATTATTAGCCGCAATGAGCAGAGAGCTGTATCACACAAGTCCCAGAGAGACGCGATCCAAAGAAAATTGTCCAAGCTGTCGGAGCTCTATATATCTGATTTAATCTCCCTCCAGGATTACAAAAAGCAATTTAGGGCGCTTAATGATGAGCTGGCAGCAATCCCGGAAGATATCCCGGATATTGACATTGAGGCATTAAAATCCCGATTTTGGGGCGACTGGAGACAGTTGTATGATGACTTGCCACGGGACGGTAAGCAATCTTTTTGGCGTAAAACAGTCAAAAAAATCTATTTATCTAGCGATTCAGTGGCCGATTTTGATTTAATCTAAGCCGTTATATAATATGATTAAACCGTCAGGTTTTATCATATTATATAACGCATAAAATGAGCCCCAGAAACTGGGGCTCATTTGCTACACTGCGTCTATTTTCCGCATAACGCTATTGTACACTCTTGTGTTGACTACTTTGAGCGTGTCCATTAACTCATCCATGATATCCCACACCGCCGCAGGGTCTTTGCCCTCCACGGCCCGCAAAAAGTCGCTGTCGCCGTACCGGATTACACGAGTGGGGGCTTCCAGGTCCGCTGGTGTTGCAGAGTAGGCCCGCTCATAGCCTTGATCTGCATGCCGGGTCATTTGGTCCCGGATTGTGTAGAGGCTTGCCAGCTTTGCGTAGTTACTATAGCTGGAGTCTTTATACTCCAGTTCGGCGATTGCTACGCCGATTTCTTTGGCGTCCAACATATGGCCGCCTCCTTTTTAGGTGGACTCTAGCTGGTTGATACAACGGCGGATTGCATCTCGCTCTTTGTCATTACTGGCGTTACGCTCCATCTCTTCCAGCTGCGTCATCATGTGCTCTTTTGCCCCATCTCGGCTATAACGGCCCATGCTGTCGCGGCGGCGCTCGCTATAGTCTCCGCCGTCTCTGCTGTAGTGGCCTCTTACATAATGCTTGCCACGGCTTGCGTAGCTGCTTCCGCGCCCATAATTGCCACGGCCCTCCATCTCCCAGTCTCCGGCCTGGCTATAGCCACCATCCTCATCCATGATAATGATTTTATCAATGTTTTTAATGGTGTCTGTGAGTTTATGGATAGTTTCGAGGTCGCCTGCGGACATTTCCTGCTTTTTTGCGATTTCGTCCAGCTCGTCGCAGAGCATTTCGCGTAGGTCCTCTAAGGCTCTCATGCTCATAATATCTCTCCTCTCCATTAGCATACACGCTCGGCAATCAGATTGCTGTTTGCAACATTGATCGCCTGAGTGCTGGTATTTTCGACTGCTACCGTCACACAGCATCCACGCGGCACCTCGATAAAGACTGCCGTGAACACGTTGAAATAGTCTTCCACCGCAGCGGGCGTTACAATTGCAGTTGCGCTGGCAAGCGGCTCACCGCTCACAGACAAAGCAATGGAGATCGGAGACACGGCCCCGCCGGTGGGGATTGCAATGTTTCCGCCAAAGCTCACTTTGTACCGTGCCCGGCACTGGTTAGTCTGGCCCCGCAGGGTCACAATGCCAGCTCCTTCACGATGGACGATACAGCTTCCCCCAGATACGGAAGTTTCGGTAAGGGGCACATTCTGCCCAGCGGCTACAGTCACAGGGCCAATATTCGTATACTCAGCCATAAAATCAATCCTTTCTAAATGCCTCGATTTCGAGGCGGTTAAAATAAGCGGCGAGGCTATTGCCCCGCCGCTATGTTCAAAATCGGCACGGGGCCGAACAATTTCGTGATGTCACGAAATAGATGCAGTTATGCAGTTTAGCAGCCGCAGGGATTGCAGCAGCTTCCATAAACACCTGTATAGGGGTTTGCCACCTGATAAGCCGGGACGGGCAGAGGTGCGGTGCGGCGAAGAATCTCCGCAGTATTCGCATCCATAGCCGCCTGGAGTACCGCGTTCTGGTTCGCCTGAGACGCAGCCAGCCGGAGACTCTGATTTTCGGCCTGGAGAGTAGAAATCTTATCCTGGCACAGATAATCGAGGATGGCCCTGGAATTGGCATTGGCATTGTCAATAATGTCCCTGGTGTTGTTGTTCATGGTGTTCTGGAGGGCGCATGTATTGGTTGCCATGTTGTAATTCACGCCGTCAATCGCCCGCTGGGTCTCGCAGCAGCAGTTCTGAGCCTGCATAGCCATATTGTTGAGCTGCTGCATCAGGGCCGACTGCTGATTGCACCGGGACAGTTCCGCATTGGAGAAGCCGGTATTGATGGCGTTGTTGAGGGAATAGGTGCTGTCACAAATACCCTGGGTGATGCCGTCCAGCTTGGTTACAACGGAGGAGTGGTCAAATCCGCGCTGGACCTCAGAACCGACGCCGCCGTTCATGCCGCCACCATCTCCTCCCCAGCCGTTGTTGCCCCAGCCGCAGAAAACAAACAAAAACAGGATAATAATCCACCACGCACCATCTCCGCCAAAGCCGCCGAAGCCGTTTCCGCCCATATTGGTGGGTGCAACAGGCATAGTCATCACAGTACCATCAGAACTCAAAGACATATGTAGTCTCCTTTCGCATTTACAAAATAATTTTAAGGTTGCTATATTAAATCGTGGCCACGATTATAGCCTTATTTGGGCATAAGCTGCTGGAATTGTCTCGCCATATTCTGCAATTGGTTGAGCTGACTCTGATTCATTTTTCCGGATTGCAGCAGTTTTTCCACCTCTGCTTTCGGGTCCCCCTGGAAATTCGCCCGGAATTGCTGAAACTGCTGCATCATCTGTGCAAAATTACCCATTGGTCCAGACATAGAGGGCATATTGCCTCCGAGCATAGAAAAGAGCGGATTAGGCATTATCTGTATCCTCCTTCGCAGATTTTCTCGCGGGCTTGGCAGTATCTTTGATTGTCAGAGCGTCTAAACGAGCCGCCAGGGCCTCAACCTCCGCTTTTGTAGCAAACTCTACATTGGGGGGCATATTGGCCGGAGTCGCAATTTTAGGTGTAGCTGTGCGCTCGGTATAGTCGAAGATCCTCAGCGGTTGTGGCATGCCGGACGCATCGGTGCTCTTGATATAAAACGTGCTGGACTCGCTGTCCATCAACATCACGCTATTGCCCGCCGCAACCAAAAATCCTTTTGCGCCTTCTTCACCCTGGCACCAGATAATCCCGTTGGATGTGGGCTGATTTTGCTGCGGCTGCTGCATCTGGGGCGGCTGTACTACGGGCTGCGCGATTGGCTGGAACTGATTCTGCCGCAGTTGCGCAAGCTGATCCGGCATAGGTGGTTGATAATACCCAGGCTGATAGCCGCCAAAATAGGGTTGAGCAAATGCCATTTAAGATTCATCCTTTCTTTCGCACCAGTAATATAACGGGACTCCACCACCAGAATCCCATGTATCGATCCAGTTCCCGCCACTGACACATACCACATGGCCTGACAGAGCTAAAATATATGTACCATCCGGATGTTCCTCTGCAAAATCAGACACGTTGTAACAGTCTGGGCAAGTATCCGGCACAATACGGCGTACAAAGCCTTTAGACCTGAGATAGGCACCCCATACAGAATTTGCTGAGGGAAGATCGCCCATCAAAAACCCCTGGAGAGCTAATCCAATGTAAGTTTCCTCCCAGCTTTGGTCCAGTGCTGTAGAAATTGCTCTGACTGTGCAGTCCCCTACATTTTTTCCGTCTGGGTTTGCATTGTATTTGATATATCTTCCCATTCTCCATTTTTCTCCGCAGTTGAGATTTGAGCATTTGCTTTTATTTTTATGCTCTCATTTGCGCACAAAAAGGATTCGAGTCCATCAAAATCTCCGCAAATATAATACCGGTAATAGATATCTCTGGCATTTGGCTCGGAGAATCCGCAGTTGATAAGCCGTGTTATCATCTCGTTTCCCATAAGGATCACCTCTGCCTTTACTATACAAAAAAATCGCCTCCACTGGGTGGCAATCCAGTGAAGGCGTGTGCGTGTTTTGTGAAATTATGTGTAATTTAGCCTTTGGGCAGTCGATTCTACCTTATCAATGATGCGCGGAAGCCGCCTTGATATTGTGGAGCGCTCACACCCGTATTCCGCTGCGATATCAATTTGAGGTATTTGCTCTATCAAATACCTTTGCGCTATCCCGGTGTCTATTTTACCGAGATTTGCCTGATAAATTGCCTGTTCAATCTCCGACCGCAATAAATTTTTCAGGGTTTCGGGCATGTTAACGTGCGCTCCCACATTTACACTCCCTCTTCAAAGATATCAAATTAAATGCCAGGTCAGGGATTATCTTATACTTTGTGTTCCAGGGAGCCGATCCGCCGCTCGTGGTCGTCCAGCCGATCATCCTGCTCATCATTGTGGTCCCACAAGCGTTTGTGGATCTCTCGGTTGTGCTCGGTCTGCTTATCCATATCGGTACGCAGCCCCTTGACTTGGATTGTCAGCTCAGTAATGGACCTCGTGAGTGATACAATCGGCTTAATAATTGCCGCCCCAAGGCCCACAAGGGCGATAATCACTGTTACTGTGGTCCACTCCATCGCTTAGCCCTCCTTACCTCCGGTGAGCTGCTTATAGACTTGATTGACGCCGGTTGCCGCGAGACCGGAGACGATGCCCACGGCCACGGCGGTGATGTAATCCTGCGCCGGGTAGTCCGGCATGATGCGCATCGCCAGCGCACCCAGCACACCGCCCACCGCACCGCAGATGACCGGGAGCCATTTGTTGTCCAGCGCCGTAGCCTTGGCAGCCTGGGCCACCAGCAGACAGATGACAGTGATCGCGGGCAGTGCCGCAATGCCAAGCTCAGTGATATCCATAATAAGTACCTCCGTCAAATCAAGTTTAATCTATCTAAAACCACGGCCAATTCCTGCCGGGTGACCGGGTCTGTGGGCCGTGTGCCGTCCAGGACGCCCTTGTCCTTCGCCTTCTGCCACGCCTCAGCGGCCCGATCGGCGGCCGGGGGATCTGTGCCATCCCCGCCGCTCTCCGCCGTCCAGGTGACGCCCAGGAAATCGCACACGCCCATTGCCGTGGCCTCCGCCAGCTTGTCCCGGTAGGAGATGTCTTTCAGCAGACCAATGTCCTCCTGGTTGGTGTGGAATCCATACTCGATGAGCACGGCGGGTGCGTCGGTCTTTGCCAACACCGTGTACTCGATCTGGTGGGCGACGCCGCTTCCGTGGAGCCGTACCCCGGCCTCGTGGGCCCGGTTGACAATGGCAGTGGCAGCCACATTGCGCTTGGCCGTCATGGGCCCGCTGGAGGTATAGACCAGCAGCCCCCGCGCCGTCCCCCAGCCGGAGCCGCCATCGGCGTTGGAGTGCAGAGAGACAAACAGGTCCGCTCCCGCCTTGTTGCTCACCTCGCAACGGGCGGTCAGACTGGGCTTGGTGTCCTCCGTCCTGGTGCAGATCACATTGACGCCATGCCGTTCCAACAGCGGGCGGATGCGGGTATACATATCCCAGGCAAATTCTCTCTCTTTGTAACTCCCGTCTGGAGACCCATTGACCGTATCCGGTCCGTGGCCGGGGTCAAGACATACGGTGTATTTTGTGCTCATAGGCTTGTCCTCCTTATCGCTGTCGTCGGGCTCGGATGGGGCCCTCTTACGTTTGTAGACCAAGATGAGGTTGTGTACCTTCCGGCTGCTGACGATCCGTTTCCCCGCCAGATCACACTGAGAGGAGCCGCCGCCGTCCAGCATGACGGAGCTCTCCCACCCCAGGGCCAGCAGCTCGGCCTGGAGCTCCTCCGGCGTCCGCCCGCTGTCGGTGCAGTAGAGGCACAGCGCCCCGTCCTTGAGCCCTATGGCTGTTCTGGGCCTGCTGCCCCCTACATCCCGGTTATAAATCAGCGTTTCGGCTTTCCCACCCCGCAACAGACACACACAGCAGATGTAATTCCGCCGCTCCGCCGCAGGGACAGAGCGCAGGGTGATGTCCGGCCCTGTGTCCCAGGCATAGCCCCAGTAGGTATACGGGTCCTTAGCATAGGTCCGCCCATCCGCCCGAAGGTGGCACACAGCCTTGGGCCCCTGGTACAGTCCGCCGTTAATCAGATAGTCCGCCCCGGTCTCCGCCTTGATCTCGGCCAGGGTCTTGACCGACTTGTTGATGTATATCTGGACGCGCTCGATGTCCCCCAGTGGGATGGAGGCGACGTACTTACTCATCGCCCTCAGCCGCCTCCACAGCCCCGCGCATCAGCTCCACCGCCTCGGCGTACCGCCCAGCCCTGTGTAGCTCCACCAGCGCCTTGTAGTGGTCAAATAACGCCTGAGTGAGGGCCGCTCCCTCTCGGGTCAGTCTGGGCAGGTCCTCCGCCAGCGCGGCGTAGTCCACATTCCCCGCGCCCCTGTAGTGGGGCAGCGTGGGGTCCCCGGCGTTGCGGATATTGCTCAAAAACATATCCTTGGCGTGCTGCGGCTCCGCGTGGTTGACGGAGGCGATGTCCATGATCTCATTGATGTACTCGTACAGATGCTTCATAATAATTTTCCTTTCCGGCCTATCGGCCTGTCACATATGGATAATCTCTTCCGCCTGATCGGCAGTGATCCACTTCGGGGCCATGAAGCGCACCTGCTCCGCCGTCAGACGGCCCAGACGATACTGGATGCGGATAAACTCAACCATCGCCCGTCCCTCCCATCATCAGCTCCAGCATGGCCGCCTCCAACGCGGAGAGCCGTTCCGCCTCTGTGGGCGAGATGGGGGGCTGGGCCTGTCCCATGGCCTCCAGCTCCGCGAGTTCTTCTGCTGTCATGAGGATTTTGACATTATCTATTACTTTGTACATATCGCTACCTCACCCAAATCTTTACTTGTCCGCTATATATCTGGTAGTCCTGTACGGCGCTTTGGGCAAACTGGATCGTTTGGGCTTTACCATCTCCCATATTTGCGCCAGTGGGCGATGCCGTATTATTTAGCGAGGACGCAGACATCGCGTCATAGTCATAGGTGGATATCCGTGTGATCCAATGGGCTCCGGCAAATATGGCATGTATGATTTGATGCTTGATGCCATCCGTGTTGCGGACGGCCACGTTATTTGTGAGGCTTGCCCCATTGACTTTTAGCTGCCACCCCATCGTTTGATTTGACAGCAGTCCCCAGGTCCTGACTGATATCTCTGTTATGTCGGTTACATTCCATTCCCAGTATGCCGTACCCACGTCAGATTCTGAAAATGTATGGTCCCATAGCAGCGTCCACTCTCCACCTCCACCCGGCGCGCTCACTTTGCCCCACGCTCCGTCCACCACGCCCGCATACATGCCGTTGTCCTCTGCGGTCACCGTGGGGAGGCCGACGCCATCCGCACCTGCGGGACCCTGCGGGCCGGTGTCTCCGGTGTCACCTTTTGGCCCCTGCGGGCCTTGCCCCCCGGTGTCTCCCTTGGGCCCCGCTGGTCCCTGCTCTCCTTCCGTGCCAGGCGGCCCTTGAGGTCCTTCCGGTCCTTGCACACCATCCGCGCCCACTACATGCCCCGCGTTGATGGTGGTGCCGTCTGACAGGGTGATGATAAGGTCGCCGTCCTCATTTACTTGGGCATCTGTAACGGACTTTCCGCCGCCGCCTGCTTGGTATATCTCATTGATTGCCGCAACCAAAGAGGACTTGTCCGTGGTTTTAAGGGCCGCTGTGTCTCCGATCATGCTCAATAGCTGCTCATATTCTGTGGGGCTTGGAGGCTGAGATGGGTTTGCGGGCAATGCACCCTCAAAGACCCTGAGGCCATTTGCCGTGTAAATCGTCGGATATCGCTTGTCCCCATTTACTCCATATACGCCTATATGGATGTACTTGCCCGCCCGAAGGATTTCCCACGGGACTGTGCATGTATTATCTGTCAATGCGATCTCAGCGCTGCGGCCCATATCGTCCGTAAACACCGCTGTTTTTGCATATCCATCCCAGGCCGGATCAAATTCAAATGCTGCCGTGTAGATTTCTACCGACCCGGATACCAGTCGTTCGGATTCTACAAGTTCCAGCGTTTGTCCTGTTGCTCTTAGTTTCATGTGGATAGCCCTCTCTCAATTGCCGCCGTGATTTCTTCCAGTGCTTCCACGCGCGCCGTGAGGTCAGAGGGTTTCGGCTCAGGAAGCGCCGCACGGTCCTCCTCGATCTCCTCATCGGTACGTGCTGCCGTCTGTCCGTCCTCCAGCTTATACCGGGGGATACCATCGTCTGTGTAAAGCCCTCCCTCAAAATAATGCGTCTGGGCTAAATTGAGACGGTCACAGGGCGGTCCCTCCTCGATAAGCACCCACCCGTCCAAATTGCTTGGCAGGGTGTATTCGCCCTCGCATCGGATAATCCGGCCCTGGTCATCTGTTTTGATATAGACTCTTGATGTATTGTCCATTTTGGCCTCCTCAAAGTTCTGCACTAGCTGTATAATACGTTGTGCTGCCGATTGTAATTGTGCTAAGCGCAGGGGTTGTCCTCATTACAGGCCTAAAATCGTCCTTGTTTGTCGGTCTAACCGACTGAGTCGCGAAAATTTGATAGTACCTCTGACACCGTGCCAGTTGCTCCCCGTAATCCGGGATTTCGTTCAGCATCCAATTTCCTGCTATGTCCTGATGGGCAATGGTTTGACTTGAACCAAGTTCAAGCTTGATTGCTTTCATATCCAACCGCTTGCCAGCATCCAATCTGATGTTCAGACTCTTAGCGTCGCCCTGATAAATATAAATCCCATCGCCATATACCCAGTTAATACCATTGGAGTTTGTGCTGGACCTCACAACCCCGTCTTTGTCCATAATGCTTACTGTCCGTGGAACGCCAGCTGGCGTGATTTCATACTCAAAATATTGGGCGATATAGATATAATTACCTGGCGTTGTATTCGCATTCACAATAGCCACATAACCATCATTAACTTCAACGTAGCAAAAATTTGAAAGCCCTGAAAGTATCTTCCACCTATCAATACCATAGAGTCCACTACTATTTGCATAGCTATCCAGACCACGTTGGTTAATAGGATTCACAAAATACCAGTTATCCAGCAGATTACGCCCGGTGAGTTGGGACGTTTTTGTGATGGTGTCGTCAATATCTTGGGCGGAGTGATCAAGCTGTACCACGTCGCCCAAAATCCCGTTGATCAGTTTTTTTATAATACTTGCCACGCTACCACCTCAATAGTACAAAAAAGCAATTCCCAGGCCGCCTGTACCGCCATGGCTTCCCGCACCGCCGATACCGTTCTCGCCATCCCATTTATTGGTTGCCACATTGTTATTCGACGCGCCGCCTGC